CCGTTTCCTTTTAGACAGCCTATAATGACTTGGGAAGAAAAGCTTATATATAGAGATAATGCTTTAATGAATAGTGATAGACTTTATAGTGAAGACTTACCAGATAGTGCAACTACTGCAATTCAAGCTTATAGAACCTATTTAAGAGATATTACTGAAACTGTCGGAGTAGCATGGACTGCAACAATTCCAACAGCAGGCACAGGGTATGTAGTAGGAAATAAACTACTAGTACAAGATCCTAGGTATAAAAATACTACAGTAGTAGACGAAGTTACGCTAACAGTTACAGCAGTTAATAGCGATGGCGGAATTACTGGATTTAGTGTTGAGAATAAAAGAGCATTATATCATCCTGCAGCAGCTGCGTACACAGATTGTTTCTTTGTTACCAATGGACCTGGCGTTGGAGCTAGTGTTACATTGACTAAAATTAAACAGGTTGACCCCTGGAAAGTGCAATGGAAAACACAGCCATTATTTACGCTTCATCAACCTGGTACTGCAAGAGCAGCTGATGATAATCCTGATCACTTAGTTGATGAAAAGGCATATGGTGCAGCTTCAAAAACTTATACTGCATCGCACCCTTTAGCAGTAGAATAACCTCTTAGTAAAATGTATTAAATGAAAGGCGCTACGGCGCCTTTCACTTTGACCAATTCTAGCGCCGTTACAATATAAATATTCGTATGCAGCAATAACTGCTCAGTTTATTAACGATAGGATTAAGGAAATATGTCAAAAAGAAATACAGCAATTTTTATTAACGGTGGTGCTGGTCGAGTAGTATGTTCAATACCTGCACTAGAAAAGTTTCATGAAGAGAATCCAGAGGACAACTTTTTAGTAATTTGCGAAGGCGGCTCTGACTTTTTTAAAGGACATCCTGTATTGCATGCTAAAGCATACGATCACTGGCATAAAAACCTTTTTGAAGATAAGTTAAAAGATATGGATTTGCTTAGTCCAGAACCTTATAGAGTTTGGGAATATTACAATCAAAAATGTAGTCTCGCACAAGCATACGATATATCTATTAATAATAAGGGCATTAGAGAACTTCCAAAGCCTAATATTAAACTTAGTAAACAAGAACACATGCGTGGTGCTACTGTAATTAAAGAAGTTAAAGAAAAAACAGAAAAAGACAAAGTAATAGTAGTACAGCCTTTTGGTAGAGGAATTGTTGAAGAAGGCGGTATGCTTACTGACTTTAGTGGCCGAAGTCTTGAACCTATGAACTTAGTTAATATTCTAAAAGAAGTTTCTAAAGACTATGCTATTATCTTTATGGGCGAACTAGCTATTGATTTTAAAGAACACGGTATTGACAGACCAATTGCAGTTCCAAAAGGTACTGATTTAAGAACATGGTGTGCAATTATTGCTGAAGCAGATTACTTTCTTGGATGCGACAGTGTAGCACAACACTTAGCATATTCTTTTGGTATTAGGTCAAGCGTAATTACCGGAAGTACATATCCTGTAAATACTTCTTATCCTGACTGTGACTATTTCAATATCTTAGATATGGGCGAAGTTGCAAGAGTATATAGCCCAATTAGAGTTACAGTAGACGAATTTGCTGATAGAGTTAATGAAGGTATTATGCAAATGACCGACACGGTACAAGACCATATTATTAGCGAAATTAAAGCTCATATTGGTTAATTTATGAAAAGATTGTTTACATTTGGTTGTAGCTTTACACACTTTGATTGGCCAACTTGGGCTAATCTATTAGGCTTAGACAACGAATATGACTTATGTGAAAACTGGGGATTTTCTGGATTAGGAAATTTAGCAATTGCCCAGCGTATTGCCGAATGTCATTCTAAACACAACTTTACCAAAGATGATACTATAGTTGTACAGTGGTCTTCGCATATACGGAATGATTATCATAGACAAGGAACTTGGGACACTAAAGGCTCAATTTTTAATATGCATAACGTTAATCTTTATAATAAAGCATGGATCAATCATTTCTTTGATGAAAGAAGTTATACAATGTATTCATTAAATGCAATGATGATGGCCCAGGGTATTTTAAAATCAGCAGGCTGTAAATGGGCAATGACAACTATAGGTGATTTTAATAAATTAGGAAATGATTTTTTAAACTTTAACGGCGACGGAGAAAACAGTACTGTTAGTGCAACTTTGTTAGAAGAATATCCTGAATTTGAACATTACATAAAATCAATATGGGATAACAATAAAAATCATTGGGTAGAGTCTATAGGATCGTTTACTTGGAAAGAGCAACAGTTAGGTGATACTCAATTTATAACAGATGATCCTAAGATATATAAATTTGTAAATAAAAATCCTAAGACTCTAAAAAAACAACCGTATTGGTGGGATTCACATCCTTCAACAGTTGGCCATGCTAGATGGTTACAGGAATGTTTGCTTCCTGTACTACAAAAAGAAACAAAATTTAACGATAAACAGAATAAGTTAAATTCGGACATAAACAATTTTTATTGTAAACAAGAATGGGAATTGTTTGATTTTAGAGAACAACTTACACAACTTATGAATCTTGATTTACAAGAAACATTACATAAAGTACGGGGACATTAAATGACACAACCAGTTTGGATTGCAGGAATAGCTAGAGGACACAACGCAGGAGTTTGTCTTCTTAAAGATGGGGAAATTGTTTTTAGTTTAGAAGAAGAACGTCTTACACGTTTAAAATACGATGGCGGCCCGTTAGCTACTATGCTTAAAATAAAAGAATATACTAATAAATTAGATTACTTAGTTATTGCACATACTACAGGCTTAGAAGAAACTGCTGGAAAAATAGACTATTCTGGAGAAGATATATACACAGGACTTGCTAGAAAAATTGGACTATTAAGAACTGAAAATCCAAAAATGCGTTCTGAAGTAATTGACGTAGCAATGTATCATCACAAAATGCATGCGGCTATGGCATTTTATAGATCTGGATTTGACGAAGCTGTAGCAGTTATTGTTGATGGCGCAGGCACATTTTTTCCGCTAACACATGATAGCAATCCTATGACAGTTTGGGAAACTGAAAGCATTTATAAATGCAAATATCCAGCAACTTTTAAAACCTTGCATAAAAGCTTAGGTACTAGAGAAGCTATCCCAGCAGGCATAGTTGATAAATGGGATGCTTCTAATTGGGGCGAGCCGGGTATAGAATATTCAGCATTTGTGCATGACCGTGCAGGAATTGTAAAAGCATATGAAGCTGTAACAGAGTATTGCGGCTTCACATCAATTGAAGCTGGCAAGACAATGGGATTATCACCTTATGGTAGTCCTAATGCTAACATTCCGTCACTTATTGATAATGATACAGACATTCCGTTACCAACTACTAACAGAAACTTAATAGTTCCACGATATCCAAACGGTGCTATAATTAATAGAGAGCTATACAGTGAATTAGCGTCTGACGATCTTGCTTTTGACCAAGATGATATAACATATTTGCAGAACAGAAGAGATTTAGCATATGCAGTTCAACAAGAAACACAAGAAGCAGTAGTTAAATTAATTAGGCATGCTGTAAAAATATCCAAGCAAAATAAAGTAGTAATTAGCGGTGGCTACGGATTAAATTGTGTTGCTAACTATCATTACCTTAAAGCACTTAAAGATGAAGGCATTGAAATTTATGTCGAGCCTATTTCTAACGATGCAGGAACTGCAATGGGTGCTGCACTCTTACAGCATTACAAACTTACACAAGATATAAAAGTTAACAATCGTGCAAATGATGTATTCTTAGGTCCTGTATATAATTATTCAGAGCAAGAAATTTACAGTACTGTTGAACAATATGATGCAGAAATTAAAGATGCAACACACGCAGATGTTATCGAATTAATGACTAGTAAAAACATTGTTGCTAACTTCCAAGGACGTTCGGAGAATGGTCCACGTGCATTAGGTAACAGAAGCTTAATGTTTGATCCTACATTCAAAGACGGCAAAGACTTTGTTAATGAGATTAAACATCGAGAATACTTTAGACCATTTGCAGGTAGTATACTAGAAGAAGATGTACATGAATGGTTCGATCTACGTGGCATGGATGATTCACCTACAATGATGTATGCTGTAAATTGTCAGCCAGGTATTGAAGAAAAGATTCCTGCTATTATTCATGTTGACGGAACTTGCAGAATTCAAACAGTTAGTAGAGAACAAAATCCGCATTACTATGATATTATTAAAGCGTTTAAAGAAAAGACAGGTGTTCCGATTATCTTTAATACTAGCTTTAACTTAGGCGGCGAACCTCTAGTTGAAACTCTCGAAGATGCTATTCGTACGCTAACTAAATGTGATATAGAATACTTGTATCTTCCTGAACACGGAAAACTAATCATAGTAAAGAACTGATAAATATAATGTATAAGGAATGATATGTTTAATATTGCAAGTTACTTTAAAGACGGAATTAAAAAATCGCTGTTAGTTAAAAATAACGGCGCTACATCTCATAATGGACCTTGGAAGCAAGCATATACATCTACTCAGGTTGAGCGGTGGCATGCTGGTGAATTTTGTACAGCTGAATTCACTGTCTCCGTTGATTTTGATAATGCTAACAAAGAGATACTTAAATGTATTGTTGCAGTTGGCGTAGACTATGCTAATTTGAATGTATTTTCTAGGAGTAATCTAGGAAATGATCTTGTAGAGTTATCTGTAACTGTTAATCAATCTTATGTAGATTTACTAATAACAGCTAAAACAGGGTACGAGGGTGCAAAGTTTATTCACACTGCAAACTACTTTCAAAATCAAAATCCGTTAACTAGTTGACATTCCTAAGTAGGCTAAATATACTATATGGAGTAACGAATGCCAACGACAGTTAACACACCTTTTAGATCAGACTACGGATTTAAAAGCCCAAGCTTTACAGTTGATGCTGCTGGAAATATCACAGCCGCTACGCTAACCCTGTCGGTTAGTGAAGCAGATGAAGCAGGCGTAGCCGCAGATTATAACTTTGTTGAAAGCGCCGGCAATTACAGGTTTAGCGGCGAAACAGATAATCAGCCTCCCCTTACAGTTTATAGAAATCAAACTAGTACCATTGATATAGCATTTACTACTTTAGTTTTTAAAATATTTAGTACTATTGCTGATGGTTCAACCGCAACAGTAGTATACAGTAGCGGACTACGACATAGTGATAGTACAACTGGTGAATCAGCACAAGGTAAAAGCTCAGGTAGATTAACTTGGACTCTTCCATTATCGGCACCTGATACATTATACTACGGCAACGTAGACGGTACTATTACTGGTACCATTAATGTATTAGATCAAGCAAGAAATTTTAGCACAATAAGTGTTACAGACACAACCGCAAGCACAAGCACAACAACTGGAGCACTAAAAGTTAGTGGTGGCGCCGGTATTGTAGGAGATGCATACATTGGCGGCACAGCAAACGTGGCAGGATTAATTTCCGCTACAGCAGGAGTTACTGGAGACTTAACTGGTTCAGTATTTTCTGATACTAGTACATTACTAGTCGATAGTGTCAATGGAAGGATCGTAGGTCCTATAAATAACAGTACAATAGATAACACTACTATAGGAGCAATTACTCCCGCAACAGCTGCATTTACAACAGCTTCAGTAAGTGGTGCAGTAGCAGGATTAACGGCTGTACCTAATAAAAAGTATGTGGATAATACAGCAACGGCGCTTGCAATAGCATTTGGGATTTAAAAGAAAATGGCAAAACAGCAGATAAAAAATTACGTCTTTAAACCAGGAATGAGCGCCGTAGCATATGCTTATCCTAATAGTTACGGTTTATTATATAGTAATAAAAAATATTTACAAGTAGAAGCAACAGCGTGGATTACCCAACAAGTAGCCCACGGAGCTCAGTATACACCAACTACTGCAACCTATACGCCGGCTACTGGTATAATGGAATTGACTATAGGAGCACACAGCTTAGAAGTTGGTGATGTACTTGGTCTTAATGCCGCTGGCATAACATTTACACGAGCATCAGACTCAAGTAGTCATGCGTATCCAAGAGCAACTGGAGCACCTACTACTTCTGGTAGCGATCCTAGCTATAATAATCCAGTGTTTATTACAGCAGTTACAGCAACAACAATTACAATACTTGTAGGTATATCGTCTGACACTTCTGTTCATACGTTTGCTAGTGCTACTAGTAATGTAGTAACAGCAGGCTTCGCAGGATATACTTTTAACGAATCAAAATGTCAAAGAGACTTAAAATACGTTCTTGATGCATATTTATGGGACCTAAGATATGGAGGTAACGAAGAAACACGATTTGTAGCTAGCAAATATTTTGAAGGTACAGTAGCACAAGTTGATGGCGACAGACTTCCAGAAATTTATACACATACAAAAATTAGAAATCTTATTAAAGATTTTATTTTTACTAAAACAATAAATCCTAATGCAGTTAATACTACAGTAGCTCAAAATATAACTGGCAATGCAAGCGAAGCAATGGCACAGTTTACACCAACTGATGGAACATATACTCCGACTACTGGTGTAATGTCATTAACTATTGGCACACACACTCTTACAGTTGGCAGTGAAATACATATTGCACCAGCTAGTATTACGTTTACGTGTGCATTAGACGGTAACGCAACACTGCATCCTTATCCAAGAGCTTCGGGTGTTCCTAATACTACTGGTAAAGACCCATTTTATTATGCGCCTGTAAGAATTACAGCAGTTACAGGAACAACAGTTTCTTTTAATATTGGTGTATCATCTGACACGTCACTGCATACATTTAATAGTGCGTTAACAAACGGCGTAACAGCAGGTCCTGCAGCAGTAATTAATACCCTAGCGTTTAATGTAATAGACACTATTACAACAGGATTAACATCATTGCCAACACTTGTTGAAAGTGGCGTTGGAAATATTAAAGTACAAGGTCGTCATGGACTAGAAGCACTTCTATTAATTACAAATACTACTAAAAATGAAATAGTATATAACTTTGCTAGTAACGAAACAGGCGGCAAAACTAAATTAATTACTAAAGGGTATGACGAAGACTTTAAAACATACCTACAAACTACAGATGCTATTACAAAAATCTGGTTTAACTATGACACTAGTTCTCATGCTATAACTGACGAGATACAAGTTTTTGCAGAAACTGCTGAAGTAAAAATTAGACCATACGACTTTGGCACAGATGCTATTGAACGTATGCGTATTGCTAACCCGTTAAGTATGCTTGATGCTGACTTTGAGTACGGACTACAGCCTACTAAATGGTCAGCTATTGGAACGTTACGTGGATACCCAAGTGTGTACGAAATTCCGGCAACTAATACTGCGGTATTAAGTGTTACTACAGATGCGTCTGCTGGTACTGCTGGAATAGGTGCAAGTTTAATTACAGTTACTACAGTAGTTGCACATGGATTTCAAGCAGGTGATCCTGTTACAATTAAGGCACTAGAAAACTCAATTGCAGGTGTAGCTAGAGCAGAAGGTAGTTTTGTTATTAATTTAATTCCAACTGCTAACTCGTTTAACTATTATGCAAAATCAAAAGTTGGAACAAGTTCGGGACAAATATTAACAACTACATATGCACAGTTAAGAAAAGCAGCATTTTATACCGGTGCAAGTATTGGTCAACCTATTATCAGTGTAGCAAGTAATGGTTCGTCTGGAAGTTTTACAACACAATTAGCAGTTGCTTCAGGAAGTACTACAATTCCGTTCGACGGAGCAGCTCCAGAAATTGGTTCTCCACTTACTAACGCATCTATACCAACAGGTGCTCAGGTAACATCTATTATTGATACTAGTGCAGGCGGCGGAACATTCTTAACACTAGAAACAACAACAACGACAGCTGCAAACACTGATACACTACAAGTTTCAGACACAACAGGTCTACAAAATGATATGGCAGTTGACCGAGGCGACGGAACTGCTATCTATGTACAATCTATTGGAACAGGGGGCGATGCATTAGGAGTACAATTTAGTGCAAACTTTATTAATCCAAGAATTGGTAACATTGTATCATATAGTGCCTTAGCTGGTATTAACGTTTCGGCAATTGGTGAAAACGCTACATTTAATATATCTCCATCAGCAGACTCAAGTAATTTATATATATTAGATTCTATAGCAACAGGCGGCAATAATTACGAAGTAGGCGATAGTATTAAAATACTAGGCAACTTGTTAGGTGGTGAATCTCCAGCAAACGATGCCGTTATATATGTAACTAGTATAGCTAGTGATGGTGATATTAATAGTGCTACTATTACAGGATTATCATTCAACGGATTTGCTACACTAGGCGGCGCAGTACATACTCCTTATGGATATTTAGGCGGCGGCGCAGTATTTAATGTTTCATATCTAAATACAACCTATACAGGAGTTACAATTGCAAACGGAGGCACAAGCTATAAAGTAGGCGATGTTATTGTAATTGACGGTTCTGTAATCCAACCAAGTGGAGGAAGTTCAGTTCATACTAACTATGTAACAGTATCAACAGTAGCTGCTGGCGGCGAAGTACTTGCTATAAACAATATTACACAAGTTCCTGCTAACAGAATTCCAGGAACATATACAGGCGTAGCTAGCACAGGTGGCGGTGGATCAACATATACTGTTATTGTTTCTCCAGCTGGTGAACATCTAACAATGACTAACTTTTCCGCAGCTGATGCATTAAGGCCACAGTTAACTTATAGTGGAGTAACTGGTACTAGTAGTGGCTCAGGAACTGTAGGAACATTTAATATTACAGTAAATGCAATTGGTGCTATATTAGATGTTACAGTAGTTACTAAAGGTTCAGGACACACAGCTGGTGACACAATTACTATTGCTGACGCAGTATTAGGCGCCGGTGGCGCACCTAACTTTACTATGGACATTAGTACAATTAGTGTAGCAGGCGATGTTACTATGAATGCTATTACTATTGTTACTGCTGGTACAGGTGTTGCTCAAGGAGCAACAATTACTATTGCTGACGCAGTATTAGGCGGAGGTGGCGGCGCAGATATTACCTTTGAAGCTCAAACTGTAGGACTGTCAGGAAGAATAACTGGAATAACTTTTTCAACTATTAATGCTCCGCAACGAGATGAAACTTTTACTAATGTAGCTTATACAACAGATTCATCAGGCGGCTCAGGCGCAACTTTTGCAATCCAAGTAACAGGTGCAAGCTATCAAGTAACAGGCGGAGGTGGCACTAACTATCTAGTAGGTGATATTATTACATTCGCTGGTGACCAAATCGGCGGCAGTGATCCGGCAAATAACGCAGTAGCAACAGTTACTACTGTTGATGCTGGTGGAGCAGTTTTGGCGTATACTGTAACTGGCGCAGCTGTTAACGGAAGAACAGCAACTGGAATGACTGGAGCAAATAGACAAGGCTCTGCTGCAACTTTCTCAATAGAATTATCTGAAGGCGACTACACATTTATTGGAGTTGGTACTCCTGGCACAGGATACGGGCTAGGCCAACAACTAATAGTTCCTGGGTCTAACTTACGAGGAGCATCGCCTGTTAATGATGCAACAGTTACTATTACATCAATAGATCAAGTATCTACAGGAGCAATAACAGGAGTAACAGTTACTGGAACGGCAGCAAACCCAACAGGCCCATACAACTCTCTAACTGGAGCAAATATATCAAATACAGGTGTTGACGCTACATTTAATGTTAGACGAAATTATACTGCATACGATAATATTTCAGTTACTGGAGGCGGGACTGGATATAAAATAGGCGATCGTATTACTATACTTGGCACAAGTTTAGAAGGTGCTAGTCCATTAAACGATATTGAATTGTTTGTTGATGCTGTTGGTGGTAACATTATCACAGCAGTAACAGGTACGTATACTATTGCTGTACCTGGCACAAACATTGATGTAATTTCAACAGTATCTATATCAGAACCAACTAGTGCTCCAATATTAATAAACCAAACAGTTAGTTATGCAGCACTAGCAACATTAAATATTGGCTGGGCATATGCTCATGGACTAGTTCCAGGAGATACATTTATTGTTGCAGTTACATCAGATGATGGCTCGAACAATCACGCACTTGCAGGCGGAAGCTTTTTTGCTACTGAAATTCCAACAATAAACGGTATTAGATACCAGGCAAGAGCAGTTGGAGCAATTGATGTTTCTAGTATACCACTTAACGGAGTAGTATATCCTAGACCAGATAGTTTCTTTGTGCATAGGCCATATGACGGCGGTGTGCAATTAGGCACAGGCGGTCCGCAACATGGCGCACAAGCAATACGTCAAAGTAAAAAGTATATTAGATACCAGTCAGGTAAAGGTATTATGTACACAACAGGTGCATTGTTTGCTCCGAGTTATGATCTACAAAGTGTAGTAGCAGAAAATGTTGAAGTTGGTGCATTAATAACTATTACTTGTGACGATAATGATCACGGAGTACAAGAAGGCGGCGTTATTCGATTACTTGGCATCGAAACTGAAGGCTACAATAGCGGCAATGAAACAGCAGTTGGTAGTAATTTTGATTATGACGTAGTTGACGTAGTTGACGAAAGAATATTTAAAGTACGTTCAAAACGTAGACTAGGCGCAACAACTGCCGTACTAGGGTTCGGAGCACAGATGAGTGTTGTAAGTTGGCACGGTGCTACTGTACGTTCAGGAATCTTTGATGATCAAAATGGAATTTTTTGGGAGTTTGATGGCACACAGATAAGTGCAGTACAGCGTACAGGTACGAAACAAGTTGCAGGTACTATTGCACTAGAAGTAGACTCAAACTATATTACGGGTACCAATACAAGATTTAGAGATCAGTTAAAAGCTGGTGATAGAGTTATTCTTAAAGGTATGACACACGTAGTTAGTCATGTTATTAGTGATACAACAATGACAGTAACGCCTGACTGGCGTGGCGTAATTAATATTACAGGTGCAAAGATGGCACTAGTAGCTGATAAGAAAGCTAAACAGAGCGAGTTTAACGTAGACAAGTTAGACGGCACAGGTCCAAGCGGTTATGATATGGACATTGCTAAGATGCAGATGATTGGTATTCAGTATACATGGTATGGTGCTGGATTTATTGACTGGATGGTACGTGGTTCAACTGGTGCCTTTGTGTTCGCACACAGAATGCGTAATTCAAACGTAAACACAGAAGCGTTTATGCGTTCAGGTAACTTGCCTGTGCGTTATGAAGTTACTAATGAAGGCCCTCCAGGTAAGTTAAAATCTGCAATGACCAATTCACAAACTACTATGGTATTAGAAGATAGTAGTTTCTTTCCATACGCCGCAACATTGTATGTAGATAACGAAATTATAACCTATACTGCAAATAACACAACGACTAATACATTGTCAGGACTTAATAGAGGTGCAGCATTAAGTACATTCCAAGCGGGAGCACAGCGTAGTTATACAGCAGGTCCTGCAATAGTTCATGACGCTAGAACAGGCGTTGTTATAATTTCACAAACAATTACTCCGTTGATTAGTCACTGGGGTAGTGCGTTCCTAACAGATGGCGGATTTGATGAAGATCGAGGATACATCTTTAGTTACGCTGAAACAAGTATTGCTGTTAGTACTACAAAACAAACAGCGTTTATGATGCGACTAGCACCTAGTGTTAGTAATGCTATTGTAGGAGATTTAGGAGAACGAGAACTACTAAACAGAGCACAGTTGTTGCTTATGGGACTTGAGGTTACTTCAGACTCAGGAACTGGCGGCATTGTTATTGAAGGTGTGCTTAATCCTCAAAACTATCCACTTAACCCAAGTGACGTTGGATGGTCACAACTAAGCGGTGTTGCTCAAGGTGGACAACCTAGCTTTGCTCAAGTAGCATCAGGTGGTGGCGTTACATGGACAACTGGAGTATCAGCTGTTAACTCTACAATAACATCAGTTGATACAATTGGAGCTACAATAAACAGTGGTCAATATGGTTCTTCAAGCAATCGAAGATACCTTTATATAAGTGCTACTGACTTTAGAGCAGTGTTTGGAAATTCTAACATGAGTGAGGTTGTTGGTAAAACAATTACAGGAACTGGTATAGCTAGTAATACCACTATCCAAAGTGGATATATTCGTACTTACGACAACTATGGATACTTTAGGCTTTCTAAAAATCTTACACAGACTATTAATGCTAATACTGCTGACGCTATAACTGTAGCTTACAACACAGTACTAGTAAATAAGAGCTATGGTTACTTTACTTCAGCTAGTGTATCCGCAACAACTGCTTCAATTGGTACTGCTATTACTGCTATAAATGGCGGCGGAACATTCCCAGCTAATACACAGATAAGTAATATTGCAAGTATTACATGGGCTGGAAACACATTTTTCCAAATAGACTTTAACAACTCCTTTACTGGAACACTAGCACTAAACACAGGTACAATTACAGCAACAGTTGAACAACCACCGTTTGCCCAACCAGGAGAAACTGTATTCTCATTCATTGCTGTGCCTGGAGAACGATCTACGTTGGATCTTACGCAGTTGAAAGAACTTACTAACACACCACTAGGTGGTAGAGGAACATTCCCAAATGGTCCAGACGTGTTAGCTATTAACGTTTATAAAGTTGATGGAGCAGATATTAATTCAAATATTATTATTAAATGGGGAGAAGCTCAAGCTTAATCTTCAAGATAATTAACAAAATCTAAAAGCGTATCAAATACTTTGGTACGCTTTTTTATTGACTTGTAAGTAAATCTTTTATTAATTAATTCTTCAGTTTCTTTTCCGTAACCAGTGCGTACTAGTATTGGCTGGGCACCTACTTTTATAGCCGCTTTAAGATCAGACAATTTGTCACCAACATAATAACCTTTGGCAAACTTTACGTGCGGCATTTCTTTTTCACAACGCTTAAACATTCCTGTGTTGGGCTTTGCATATAGGTCATTTTTTCTACTACTAGCACTATAGTATATTCCGTCTATACTAGTACAACCTGCCTGGCCAAACAGTTCAAACATGTGTCTATGTAAATCGTCAACATCTTCTTCAGTAAATAGACCCTTTTCAATTCCACCTTGATTTGTTATAATAACTATTTTATGACCCATCCTGCGTAGTTTTGAAATAGCCTTTATACTTCCGTCAATGGGCTTAAAGTCTTTACTACGGTAGCAATATGTACCAAGATCTTCGTTAATAACTCCGTCTCGGTCTAATCCAATAACGCACTTAGGAGCAATATAGTTTGGACTAGAGTCATAATCGTCACTCCAGCTAATATCAACCATCGATCATATTTTCCGGATCAAGCGATTGGCTATCGCCTGGAATAAGTCTAAAATTATCTTCTACAGAATCAGGTGTACTAACTTCAGTAATAGAACTCATAGGTTCTAATGCTTCTAGTTGATGCGGTTGTAAAGGAGGGTTATGCCAAGTATCACCTTCGTTTAATTCTTTTTCAAAGATGGTTGCATCTTTTGTATCAATCCAACGTACTTTAAATTTGCCACTATTTACAAACCATGTTTCGTCTTTTTCTCTATGGAAGTGCATGCTAAATTTAGCACCTACTTTTTCAAATACCATAATCTTGCCACAGTACTTGTCGTTAGTAGCCCAAATAAGTTCGTAGCCCCAACCTTTTTTTACATGTCCTGACAGTCTTTTATCCAAAATCTATCTCCACTTTTTTATCAAATGTTACGTTGAATACATTCCAACTCATGGTTAATCTTTCAACATCACTCTTAAAAGGATATACTTGATGTTTCAGTTCTGCAGGAAACATAAAGATCTGTCCAGTTACAGGAACTATCCTATGAGCTGATGCTCCCCAACTTCCGTGTACCCATTCTAATTGTCCCGGACAACGTGCATTAGATTCAATTGGAATAGTTTCCGGTTCGTTGGCAATCTCTTCAGGAACGTCCACCATAATTATTCCACTAATCATGCCGCTATGAGCATGTGCTGGATTAAATTCGTTTGCCTTCATATAATTGAACCAAACACCGTTACCTAAATCAAATTGTATTGAATTATAATCTACATCATTTACAGCTAGACCTTCAATGGCACCATCTTCGTGTGCTGGCATCATAGATAGCCTTCTTTCGTCATCAGCTTTAAACCATTCTTGTACATGGGGTACTAATAAGCCAAGCATTTGTAATTGCATTTCAGGAGATGCAGCTGTATTCCCCCGTTGTACTTCAATGTTTCCTGACAGTGCATATCCCATATGATCAGCATTTCGATTTAATTCTGCAAAATGTTTTACAAATTTTAAATCTTTTTCGTTTAACTTAGCTGAGTATATAGTTGGGCCAAACGGCGCTATCATTTCAAATTCTGAAACATACTCGCCTTTATGATTAATGATCATTAATGTAATCCTTTATATTAATCCATTCCATATCTATAACACTATTTAATTTGTCTAGGTTAGCACAGGTGTATTCTTGGTACTGATTTTTAACATTATCAGGAATAGGAATATAATTAATTGCTGCATTATATTTTTTAGCAATAGTTTGTGCTACAGTGTCAAAGCTTTCTGGATTACCAGTGCCAACATTATAGATATTGCTAGCATCAACTGTAAGCATTTTTTCGTGTACTTTACATATATCTTCTACACATACAAAGTCACGTTTGTAATGTTCGCTATCTTCAAACACATTAATAACATTATCTTGTTGTGCTTGTATTCTAAACTTAGTATACGGACTTGCTTGATCGCCTTTTTCTCCTTCATGAGAACCATATACATTAAAATATCTAAAGCCTTGTACAATCACATTAAAGTCATCTTTATGCTGGTTTACAAACCTATCAAACAAATACTTGCTCCATGCATAAGGGCTTTGTGGTAACAATGGGCCGTCTTCAGTAAAATGTGTAGTAGGACCGTATACACTTGCACTAGAAGCGTACTGAAAATTTGTCCCGTAGTTCTCACATACTTGAAGTATCTTCATACTGTATTCAAAGTTTTGTTCCATGATTTGATCTACATCAGTATATGTTGTACTAGTAATAGCACCAAGATGAATTACCCAATCATACCCACTAGGATCAGGAACACAATTCTCTACATAGTCCCAGCCTTCGACATCGTGTCCTTGACCTACTAGGTAGTTGCACATGTTTTGTCCAATAAAGCCTTTATATCCTGTAACTAGTATTTTCATTTAGGTATCCTGTTATTATCTGCAATTGGCCATCCATCATTATCAAGAGGTAAGTCTAAACCTTGCTCCCAGTGATTTCGGTATGTTATATCTTCAGGCGCCATTAATGCATGCCATTTTTTATCATCTCGCCACGGAATGAAGTTAAAATTTATTACTACTCTGCGTAATTCGTCAGTACATGTAGCACCGCTATGTTTAATATTAGCTGGAAAAATAACTAATCGATTTGCAACACTCTCAACTTTATCACCATCATCAAATATAGTGTAGCCGTTGTTAGTGTTTACGTAATAGATTGCAGTTAACGCTCCTGGAGCTATTGTGTCTACATGCATACCGTGAACTTCATTGCCTTCAGTTTTTGTAAGAAGATTAGCTTTTATCCTTATTAATACTTGAGGTTGTATTACTTCCATAATAGGATATGCTACCTGGTATTCCATCTGACTATCCATATGATATCCTTCATGAATAGTATGGACAAATTGGAAGTCTCCCTTGCTACTAGGATCAGCAACTCCTTCACCAAAGTGCCAATTATATTGTAAGCTCATCATTTGTTCTTGAACTTTTTCAAAAGCTTCTTTAGATAGTGCATCGTTAATAATAACTTTTTTAGTCATTCCATTTCCTTTATTATGTGTGTTGTAGAATGCCCTTCTACTTTAGGAAATATATTAACTTCTGCTAAATCGTTTCCTACCACAGTTTCTACAGTATAATCGCCGCCCTTAACAATTATATCAGGCTGTGTCTTCTTAATTATACTATACGGAGTATCATCGTCAAATATTAATACTTCATCAACTATGTTTAGTAGTTCAAGTGCTTCTTTTCTTTTTGTTTGATCGTTAATGGGTCTAGTTTCGCCTTTTAACCGCTTTACACTAGCATCGCTGTTAATAGCTACTATAAGTTTGTCACCTAAGCTACAAGCGTGTTTAAGCAGTCTTAGATGCCCTAAATGCAGTATATCAAAGCATCCGTTGGTAAATATGACCTTATCTTCTAAGTCGTGCTTTGATAAAATATGTGTACCAGTGTGTTTAACTGCCTCAGTAGCACCTTTGACAGCAAGCTCTAAACAGCGTTTGTGATCGTAGCCTTTTGTTAATCCATATACAAATGCTGCTAAGAAACAATCGCCGGCACCTGTAACATCTGCTACTTCTATATTATCTACAGGAACGTCATAGACTTTGTCGTTAATTTTAGCAACAACACTATCTCCAGCTCGTGTAGTAACAATGTTGCCCGGCCAAAGATCGAAGTCTAGTTCTGTAAATTCTTTTTCGTTAGGTTTTACAAGCCAAGCACCTTCATAAAGACTATAGTGATCTTTTGGATCTACTATTACTTTACAGCCAAACTTGTTAATGTGTTCAATAATCTCATGTGATTTTTCTAGAACACCTTTAGCATAATCACTTAATATTACATAGTCGTACCTTTGGAAATCTTTACTAAGTATATCGTTTAGTATTGTATTGCTATTTGCGTGATAGTCATTGTCAATACGTGTGATATAATGTCCGTCACACATAACACGAGTCTTTGTACTTTTAGGTTGATCATACTCATACAGTGTAACATCTACACCTAGACTTTTTAAGTTTTCATAAACTAGTCCTGCGCCGCCAAGTGTTTCAACTTCATGTAAGTGTTTAACAATAGGTACAGGCGCTTCAGGACTTAAACGTTCTGAAGTGCCATAGATATATTTGTCAATTATTACATCGCCGAGAACTAATACTTTCATACTATTATTATACTACCTTTTAGGCTATTTGTCAAGTAGATTTATTGTTTGAAAGACTGTTTCTAACTTATTAAGATTAACTCTACTTTGGAGGGTATTACGAAGTCCGTGATGCAAAGGCTTGGGCCATTTAGTAAAACTGCACCAAGCATAACCGTCGTGTTCTCTATTTAGATTAGGGATAAATTCGTCTTCAACAACACAAAGGTATGTGTGAAAAGTAAACTTCTTATCGTTACTGAGGAAACTTTCTAAAGGAAGTGTCTTTTTTATATCTGGAAGTTGTCCAATTTCTTCTTCTATTTCTCGTTTAAGACCTTCCCATGGAGTTTCGGCACCTTCGTTTGTTCCGCCAACTAGGCCCCAAACATCAGACTTTTTGCCACTTGCTCGATGTAAAAATAAAAATCTATTTGTTTTTAGGGTGTAAAATAATGCACCACTACATACTATATTTGAACTCATACATATACTTACCCTGCGAGTTCAATCCTCCATGTCCCAACTGGATAGTCTCCATCAATACTCAATAGCCATTCATTGTCTTTAAACCGGTATTGTGTTTGTGTGTGAAGATTAGTTATGTATGTAACTGTAGTAATTGTATCTGCATCAAATATAATGTTCCATTTTGAGCCGTCCCATTCAACAATATCGTTTACATTAGCTACAAGTCCTGTGCCATCTGTATTAGCCCATGCACTAGCAACTACAGTTTGTCCAGCTAATCCAACATCGTCTAATAATAGCAACCTAACACCAGATACTTTAATTGATGATGGATTATAATTAGTAGGATCAATTATATAATCAACTGATGTACGCGATCCATTTGGACTAGTAATAATAGTGTCTGAAGGGAAACTATCAGTATCAAAGTCAATTAAAATCTTTCCTTCGTCTAACGGATTAATTGCAAACGTACCAGTAGCAGTTGATGCATTATCGGTGCTAGTAAGATGTATTCTACTAACTCCTGCAGCATATATTCCAGGCAATGATGTGAATATACTTCTCCAATTCTTATTGCCTACTATACCGTTAGCAACAATTTGTGCCTCTCCTTGGTTTACATATACTTGCCATAGTGCAAAGTTAACGTTAGCTGAATGTCCACCAGCAGTTGATCCTGATCTTGTTCCTCTTTCATCAGTTGTTGTTCCTGTACGAGCAGTATCGTCATATGCATTTAATTCAGGCTTACTTACGCCATCTTCGATAGTGCCTAATTGTTCGTCAAACATACTTGTAATAATATTTGTAATAACGCCCATCTTGCGTACTTTAGTCGGAGGACTAATATAAATTGGTACACTAAAAGTTAGTGAAGCAATATCAATTTCGCTGTCAATACCCACTGGTGTACTTCTGCTACTCCATTGTACACTTTCAAGATGTATAGCAGTTATGCTAGTCCAGTCAACAAAGTTATCTGTAGTTTGCATTTCTAAACTTGGATTAAACAGCACTAGTATTTGTTCTAATAACTGTAACTTTTGATCAGTGTTACTTGCCCATATATCCGCATTTATCCTTAATATATACGGCGTAGGAATTAAGCGTTCTACAGTATAATTTTTACCTTCTTGATTAAGGTATTCTTTAGTATCTTCATCATATGCTCTTTCACGTATATTAACTTTTCTAGTATACGTAGCATCAGTTAGTCTATCTTTGTCTAACTCTAGCCCAGTAATATATACAGCAATCCTAGGAGCACTTGGCAACTTGTTTTCGGAGTTCTCTCTAATAATGTTAGCTACTTGCCTAGTTAAGTCACCGTACATAACCGGAACTTCTTTAGTTTGGCCGTCACCATCAATAACTGGAAAGTTACTAAGCACACGCATCATTTGTGTAGCATAGCGTCTAATCTGTCCATCATAAAAGTGTTGCATTAGTTATCCTTCTTTGGTCTAAGTGCTTTCGATAGGCTTTGACGTTCTTCAACTACTGCACCGCCGATTGTGCTAGTTTTAGTGTTATTAATAAAGCTAGTTTTAGAAGTCTGTCTTTCTAATGTATTGCTTAGTGTCATTCTAACATCATCATTCTGTTTAACCCAACGTGTTCCGTCATATTTAAACATTCTATTTGGTAAAAAGTCTGTACGTAAAAAGAAGTCGCCTTCTCGATTACTAAGTGGAAATGCTATTCCAAATCCAAATGGAGCACCGTTAGGAGCAGCATCACCAGTACCAACTAGGTACCCTGTATAACCTTCTCTATCAGGCCTGTCAGTTATTTCATCGGCAGTTGTGTTAATCATAGAAGCGTCTAGATCTGTTTCATCAGCTGTACGTAGTGCAACGCTACCATCTTCGTTTGTTGCTACTGTATAGTAGTGACTAATATCATATCCGCTTTTAGGTGCATCAGCTTCTGCTTGTGCAACTACTGCTCTGTTTATCTGCATTTCTTTTTCATATGTAGACAACACATCTCTTAGAGTATTGCTTGAATTTTCACTTGCAGGTAAATCCAATATTTCTTTGTATTCTTGTCCATCGTATATTTGCTTCAATTTTAAGCGATATAAGTGCGGATACCAAGTTTGACTAAATCCTTCTGCTGCACGATTGACATCTTCTACAACGTAAAATCGTTTAAGTGCAGTATCATAATCATTTAACGCATATTCGTCTGTAAGATGCGGCAGTTCGATAACATCACCAGCTATAACTTTTCGTCCTAATGTTTTCACAGAGCTGTTTATATGAATAGTCATAAACAATGTATCGTTACTTAAAAACAATCCAAATTGTGATAAGTCAAAATCAATATCTTGAACATTATATACTGCTCGCATGCTGTATACATCTGGATCATACTTTCTATCTCTATTCTCAAGGAATAGTAAGTCCTGTATGTTAGTTTCTTTTACTGCATCATATTGAGGTTGATCAGCGGTGGATTCACTGGTAGAAGGGTTTCGAGCACCTAGGTACTTGTGAATGTTAATATCAGTTCCGCCAACAGTAAACATCTCCTGGATTTGTCTATCTAGGAAATGATAATCGTTACCGCGTTCTGGTTTGTATAAACTTATTCTTGGCATATACATATTTATCGTTAAGATAAATACTATGTGGAGAGTAAAGAATGACAGAACTAGCAACAGTGAAACAAAACGTATACGACTATGTAAATGTATCTCTCGGCGGAGGAATGATTGACGTTGAACTTGATCCTATACACTACGAAACAGCTTTAAATAAAGCGTTAAGTAGATTTAGGCAGAGAAGTGATAATTCAGTTGAAGAATCGTATTTGTTTCTAACAACAGTAACTGATCAAAACGAATATGTATTGCCTAGCAATGTTATTGAAGTTAGAAAGATATATAGACGTTCAATTGGTTCGCGTACAGGCGGCGGCGATGGCGGCTCATTGTTTGAACCATTTAACATGGCTTATACTAACACTTACTTACTATCAGGTTCTAAAATGGGCGGCTTGGCAACATACGATATGTTTGCACAACACCAAGAACTTGTAGGTAGAATGTTTGGTAGCTTTATTGAATTTAAATGGAATACTACTAGTAAAAAACTTACACTTCTACAGCGTCCAGGCGCAGAAGAAAATTTACTGCTATATGCATACAACTATCGTCCAGATAGTGAGCTACTAGCAGATTACCTTGCCCAACAGTGGATCAAAGATTATACATTAGCAGTGTGTAAAACAATGTTAGGCGAAGCACGTTCAAAGTTTGCTACTATTGCAGGACCCGGCGGAGGAAGCACTCTTAATGGCGATGCATTGAAGCAAGAAGGACAAGCAGAGATTGAAAAGTTGGACAACGAAATCCAAATGAGTATTAGTGGCGGCGTAGGCTACGGCTTTACAATCGGCTAAAAAAACACTTGACAATTTACTAAAAACCCTGTATACTATATAGATACTACACACTTAGGAGACTTAGTATGATTATTGGTATCTGCGGATTAATCGGTTCAGGTAAAGGAACAGTAAGCGACCACCTTGTAAACGAGTTTGGATTCAAAAAAATATCTTTTGCTGACAAACTTAAAGATGCAGTGTCTGAGCTGTTTGGATGGGATCGTGCGTTATTAGAAGGCGACACTACAGAGTCAAGGCATTGGCGAGAACAGCAAGATAACTTTTGGACAAATGAGACTGGCAGAGTAATTACTCCTAGGCTTGTATTACAAGAGTTTGGTACAGATTGTATGCGTAATGGATTTTACGATGGCATTTGGGTTAGTATGGTAAAACAAACTATACTAGATAATCCTAATACTGAATACGTTGTTCCTGACGTAAGATTCCGCAATGAACAAAATGTTATTAGAGAATTAGGTGGTCAAATTTGGCAAACTAAACGCGGTGATGATCCTGAGTGGTTTGGACAAGCAATACTTGACAATGAAACTGGTAGCAAGTTAATGGCATCATATGATGTACATGCTAGTGAATATAAATGGGTAGATTCTAACAATAAGTTTGATTCGATACTATACAATAATGGAACTATTGAAGGTCTTAGAAATCAGGTCGAAGATCACCTTGTTTCCAACGTACCCCTTCCTTCTGAACTATACGTTGACAGTTAGCACAAATTGTTTTTAAATTTGTAGGACGAACATTATTTAAATCACCGTCTACATGGAATACATTAAACTGTTCTAAATGTTTACTAGTGTAATTACACTTTTCGCAAACATTTCCCATTACATATCCAAACTGCTTCCATTTAGGAACTCCGTGCCCAGCACCATGCCGTAAACATTTCTCACATAACTTCCTATAGTAAGGCTTGTTGTTTTTGTAGTAATTAATGGCAGCCGGTCGTAGCCCACATTGGCATAAAGGTCTCATATTGTATTTAGCTCACCTTTTATACCCCTTTGTTTAGGTAAAATATACGGTGTTTTTAAGATGTTTATATAAATACAAGTAGAGAACAAATTTATATCCAACAGGAGAGATAACATGGCATTAAGTTCACCAGGCGTACAGGTTTCCGTAATTGACGAATCCTTTTACACCCCAGCAGCAGCTGGCACAGTACCAATGATTTTTGTTGCTACTGCTTCCAATAAAACAAGCAGTTCAGGAGTAGGTACCGGAGTAGGTACAATAGCAGCAAACGCAGGAAAACCTTATTTAATTACTAGCCAACGTGAGCTAGGTGAAACATTTGGCGACCCACTATTTTATTCCGATGCAAACGGCAATATGATACACGGCGGTGAGCTTAACGAATATGGTCTACAAACAGCTTACTCATTACTAGGCGTAACTAACAGAGCTTACGTAGTAAGAGCAGAATTAGATCTAAGCAAATTAACAGCAAGTGCAGTAGCACCAGGTGGCGAGCCTGCAGATGGAGCATATTGGTTTGATACACTTAATACTAAATTTGGTATATTAGAGTGGAATTCAGCTGCAATTTCAGTAACAGGTGGACAAAGCTTTGCTTCAAAAACGCCTATAGTAGTTACAAAAGCAACAGATATTGATGGAGGCACATCGGCTCCAAAGACTTCTATTGGTGCTATCGGCGACTATGCAGTTGCAACTACAACTACAACAAGCAGATTTTGGTTGAAGTCAAAAGGAAATACAGCAGCGGGCGTAACAGCAGGCGAATGGGTTGAAGTTGGATCAACTGATTGGAAAGCTAGCCATCCGTCAATTACAAGCACAATTGCTAATCCTACATTAAGCAACGGCGATACTATTTCAATTAACTCAAGCACAGTTACACTAGCTGGAACAACAGTTACTACTTTAGCAGCTGATATTAACACAGCGGCAATTAGTGGTATTAGTGCAGCAGCAGTAGATGGTGTTATTGAAATTTACTCAACAGGCGTAGACATTGTACTTGCTAACGGCTCAGGAACAATTCTTACAGCAGGCGGACTTACAGCGGCAACATACGAAGCTCCAAAGCTTACTATTGCACCGCATACAAGTGTACCACAGTATAAGAGCACTGATACAGAACCAGCACCAACAGGCAGTATTTGGATTAAGACAACTACTCCAAACGGTGGTGCTAACTATAAAGTTAAAAAGTATGCAACTGCTACACAGCTTTGGTCTACAATGATTTCTCCAGTTTATTCCACAGGACAAGCAGCAATATTTGCACTTGATAAAACTGGTGGCGGCAAGAACCTTTCTTTAGGTGATGTTTATGTAAACACTAACGTTGAAGAAGTTACACCAATTATTGCTAACTCTAAGCTTTATGTTAGAGCAGCAACAGCAGCAACAAAAATTGTTGGTTCAATAATTACAACTCAGTTGACAGCAGCTACTAGAACGTTTACTTTGCAAGAGTCAAAGACAGCTACACTAGCGTTAGATACTGCAAAAACTATTTCAGTAACTACAACAGGCGCTTCGAGTGATGCAGATGTAGTAGCGGCGCAGATTAATGCGGCAGGCTTTACAAACGTTACAGCAATTGTTGATGCCAGTAACAAAGTTCAAATTTCCCACAAAACAGGTGGTGAGATTCGTATTAAAGACACAGGTAGCTTGCTTGCATTAGCTGGCTTTGGTGCTTATAACTTTGCAACAGGCGCAGGAACAGCTCACTTGTACACAGCACCAACAGGTGATAGTAATAGTGATTGGGTTGCTTCAAACTGGAAAGAGCTAACTTATACAGCATCAAACACTGGACCAACTAGCTTAACTGAAAACGGTACATTATGGTACAGCTCAGTAGTAGACGAAGTGGATCTTATGATCCACAATGGTACTACTTGGGTAGGATACCACAACTACACATCAGCATATGCAAACTGCGACCCACTAGGTCCTATTGTTGCAGCCGCTGAGCCAACTGTACAGTCAGACTTAACTGCACTAGTAGATGGTGATCTTTGGATTAGCACAGCAGACGTTGAAAACTATCCAGGCATTTATAGATTTAACGGTGTAACATCTAAGTTTGTACTACTTGATAAAGCAGACCAAACTACAGAAAATGGTGTACTATTTGCAGACGCAAGACAAGGTGCAACAGGTGGTTCAACATTAGCTGCTCCGTCAAGCACAATTACTGCTTTGCTTACAAGTGACTTCTTAGACCCAGATGCTCCAGATCCAGCACTATACCCACAAGGTATGTTGCTTTGGAACTTACGCAGAAGCGGATTTAACGTTAAGAAATTTGTAAAACAGAGCGTTAATGTTAACTTGCTTAATGGCAGAATGTCAGATGCATCAATGGCAGCTTACTACCCACATCGTTGGGTTACTGATTCAGGCAATGCAGAAGACGGTTCAGGAACATTTGGACGTCATGCACAGCGTAAGTCAGTTGTACAATCATTGCAAGCACTTGTTAATAGCAACCAAGACATTCGTGACGAAGAGTCACGTCAGTTTAACTTAATGGCGTGTCCAGGTTATCCAGAACTAATTGGTGAAATGATTACACTTAACACTGACAGACGCTTAACAGCATTTGTTGTAGGTGACACACCAGCAAGACTAACACCAGATGCAACTTCACTTAATGAGTGGGCTACAAACACTAAGCTTGCACTAGAAGATAATGATAACGGTGCAGTAAGCTACGATGAGTACATGGGTATGTATTATCCATGGGGTTTCACTAGTGATAACAGTGGTAACAATATTGTTGTTCCACCAAGTCATATGGCACTACGTACAATAGTACTAAACGACCAAGTTGCTTTCCCCTGGTTTGCTCCAGCAGGAACACGACGCGGTGGTGTAAGTAATGCTACAAGTTCAGGTTACATTACTAGTGAAGGTGAATTTAAATCAGTTGCACTAAACACTGGACAGCGTGATACACTTTATACAAATAAAATTAACCCAATTACGTTCTTAAGCGGCGCTGGATTAGTAGTATTTGGACAAAAAACTCGTGCAAGAAACGCAAGTGCATTGGATAGAGTTAACGTAGCACGTCTAGTTGTTTACTTACGTGGACAGTTAGAACTATTAGCGAAGCCTTACTTGTTTGAGCCAAATGATAAGATCACACGTGATCAGATTAAAGCGGCAGCAGATCAATTAATGTTAGAGTTAGTAAGCTTACGAGCACTATATGACTTTGTTGCAGTGTGTGACGAAAGTAACAACACACCAGCAAGAATTGATAGAAACGAGTTATACTTAGATATAGCTATTGAGCCAGTCAAAGCAATTGAATTTATTTACATACCGCTAAGACTTAAGAACACAGGCGAAATTGCAGCACTAGGTTAATATACGCAGTTAATGAGGGGTTGAAAAATACCCCTCATAAACGTATAAATAATAGTAACAGGAGAATAGACAGATGCCAATCACAACTTTACAAAACATTTCGATACCAACGGAAGGTGCAAATAGTAACTCATCATTATTGATGCCTAAGTTACAATATCGCTTCAGGGTATTTTTAGACAACTTCGGCACAACTGGCGGACCAGATGGTGTTAGAGAAATTTCAAGACAAGTACAAGATGTTACACGCCCAAACGTTACGTTTGAGCAAATGACAATTGACTCGTATAACTCAAGAGCATACCTTGCAGGTAAGCACACTTGGGAACCAGTTACAATCACATTGCGTGAAGATGCTAACAACAACGTACAAAAAATTGTTGGACAACAGTTACAAAGACAGTTTGACTTCTTTGAACAGTCCAGTGCAGTTTCAAGTGGCAGTTACAAATTCCAAACTAGAATTGAAATTCTAGATGGTGGCAACGGTGCTAATGGCGCTAACGTAATTGATAGATTCCACTTAGTAGGTTGCTACATTGAATCAGCAAACTATAATACATTAGCATATGCAACTAACGAAGCAGTTACTACGTCATTAACTATTCGTTATGACAATGCTATCCAGTTTGGTGCAGATGAAGATGTTAACGGCATTGGTGAAACAACTAGCAGAACTAATGCTGCATCACCAGGCGGAACACAAATTTAAGTTAACGCTTAACTGATTGGCTTATTAACAGCGAGGGTAGCTTAATTGTTACTCTCGCTTTTTTATCTATGTACTTAACTCTATAGGATAAATATTAGTATGAGCTTACAAGATCCATACCTAATTAATACTGACATGGATGTGCATTTAAGAGATGCACGACATGCACACCAGTTGTATACCCAACACAACTTTGCGTTAGCACCTAAAACGAAATTTCTATTTCATGTAGTGTTTGATCTTTATGATGAAGTAGGAGATCAAACAAAGAGTAATACTGCAAAGTTTAGAAAAGAAATTGGCGTATTAGCTAAATCAGCATCACTACCAAACTATCGAGTATCTGTTGAAAACAAACAACAATACAATCGTAAGAAAAATATACAAACTAGAATAGATTACAGTGATTGTACACTTACTTTTCATGATGATAACTTAGGACTTACTAGAGGGTTATTAGAAGACTATTACAAATATTATTTTGTAGATGGCAATCATTCAGACGAATCAGGAGTAAGCTCCGGAGCTCCAGCATATCAAGCACGTGACAAGTATAAATCCGCTGTACCAAGTTACGGTTTAAATAACGGAAAAACTAATCCTTTCTTTAAATCTATTAGAATTTATCAATTAGCTAGACGAGAGTGGTTTGCATATACATTAGTTAATCCATTAGTATCAGCATTTGATCACGGAGATGTTGATGCTACAACTGGCGGAGATTTTAATTCAAATACTATGACTGTTGCGTATGAGAGCGTTATTTACTCTAATGGCAAAGTTAAAGGTGCAGCTAAACCTACTGGATTTACTGACGAAGAAACAGCATACGATAATCATCCAAGTGCATTAACGTATAATGATCCTGCAATGGAATACAAATACGGTGCTGCTGATCCTGTATTACTTGGTAACCGTCAACGAAATCGATTTAATCCTGTACAACCTAGATCTAGTAATAATAACTCTAAAAGAGATAGTATATTTGGTAATATTTTAGGTGGTAACATTTTAGGCGCAGGATTAAGAGATTTAAATAATTCAAACACGCCGGGCGGACTACGTGGCGTTAACATACCAAGGTCTAACTCAACTACTTCATCTCAGTTAGTATCAGGCCAAGGACGAGTATTAGATGGCGACACTATAGTAAATGGATTATCAAACAATCCTTCTGCTAAAGCAAGCTTCGTTGCTAGAGCATTAAATAGCAATGCACAGCAAGGCGAATCATTAGCATCATACAACTCAGCATCTGCTACTAAGCAAGCAGCAATTGAAACAAGTTTAATTAATAAAGCAGCAAGCGGCGACAGAAAACTAGCAGGTCAAGCTACTGATGCAATAGACGCATTTAAAGGAAGAATAATATAATGGCAAGTTCAGATAAAGCAACCAGTGCAGGCGCATTCAATAAAAATGATTCCGAATCAACCAAAAAATATTTTAATAATTATTATGATGCCGAGCTTAATTTTACTCCTAGTGAAGTTGATGCAGTAATTGGTTATTTTCTTAAAAGAGGATTCGACCAAGTTGCAGCAGTTAATACTGCTAGTGTACTATTACAGCAAGCAGACTATGACGAAGTACCAGTATTCCAATTAATTGATACTCTTAAAGGAACTACAGATGTACAATTAAGTAATATTGTAGCACAAATCTTAAACCTAAATAGAAGTAAGACTAGCATGTTAGGATTTAAAGCAACTTATACAAGTGAGTTATTTGATCAGCGTAATGTAATAAACTAACATGGGACATTATGCTCAAGGTAAGTTTAATCCAAAAAACCCTGGTAAATATGCTGGAACAAAAACTCCAACATATCGAAGTGGTTGGGAATTTACCTTTATGAAATTTTGTGATGAGCATGCTGCTATATCACAATGGGCTAGTGAAGCAGTACGCATACCTTATAGAAACCCCTTATCGGGTAAACAAACAATTTATGTGCCTGACTTTTTTATTGTGTATAACGATCAAAAAGGCAAGCAACGTGTAGAACTAATTGAAGTTAAACCTAAAAATCAAACACTTAAAGAAAAATTAGGAAAGAGCAAGTACAACCAAGCATCGTGGATAGTTAATCAAGCCAAATGGGAAGCTGCTAGAGCATGGTGTAAACAAAAAGGAATAATATTTCGCATTGTTACTGAAGATGATATATTCCATAGCGGAAAAAGAAAGTAATGATAATTGATACATGTATTCATTTTAATAGTTCTTATAGCAGACAAACAACAGCCTAATTCTATGTATTTTAGAAGTATAGATGTGTGTCAATACTACGCTAGGCGTATTCCAAATCAATACGGCAACTATGGTAGCAAACACCTAATACCAGCAGAGCATAGAATTACTGCATACTGTAAGCCCGTAAAAGTTAATCCGCAAAATACATTAGTATATGATCATTAATTAATGGCAGTAATAATTAAAGAAAAATCTATCTTTATACATATTCCTAAAACAGGTGGTAGCAGTATACAGAGATGGTTACTAGACAATACAGATAGTTATATAACAACAGCTACAAAGCATCAAC